TTGTTGTAAGAGGCGCGCCCTTTGGCGTTCAAGCCACCTTCGGGATTCTTCCCCTCTGACCGTTGCCATGCCGGGCTCTTAGCCATAAAACACCACAGCGGTCGTGCCCGTGCCAGTCACCGTCACATGGATGTTGGTGGCACAGATAACGCCCTCGCCAGGAATCACCACCGAAAACGGGGTGCCATCTTGGGCTGTAGCGGTGGAAATTATGGTCGTGCCGCTTGCCCCACCATCACGAACCACCACCGTTCCAGTGGCAGTCCCAGGCGTTACAAACAACCCCTTGAGACGAGTGCGGTCATTAAACACGGTATCCGTGCTGCTGACATAACCCGCCTTGACATCAGTCTGCATCATGGTGATGCACTCCTATCAGGTCAGCAGACCGAGGTTGCGCAGCGCCTTGACAATTTGACCAACGGTGTAGCCGTCGAAGGTAGCCGTGTCGTCCACGATACCGCTCGTATTAGCCACAAAAGTTGCTGCGGTCACAGCAGTGGTCGGGCGAACGATCTTGGTAGCGCCGTAGAAACCAATCGTGTCGGTACCGGCGTTGCCCACGCCTGTGTTACCCGTGATTTCCACGTTGTTGAACGTAGACGTGCCGGTGGTGGCCGTGACATTGCCAGTGACGTTACCGGCCACATCGCCAATAAAACCGTTATCGGATGCAACGGGGCCGGAGAATCGAGTTTGAGCCATTTAAAGTGTTCCTTTCAGATGTGCATACTTGATAGCCAACCTGCGGGTGGAACTTATGTCCTTTCCCAGATGTCTGGCGCGTTCTGCGTATGACAGATCAGGATTGTCAAGAATGAACTTCAGTCTGGCAATAAATTTCGGGTCTGAGTGAATGCGTGCCATTTGGGCTTTGGACAATGTGGCCCTGTACTCCGGGCTTTGATAGTCAAAGGTTGTGCCCCTTCTGCCCAATCGTATCCGTTCCCGGACTTCTTCGCTATGGGTTCTCCCTCTCATCGGGGCCTTGGCAAAGTCCGCGATGTTGTACACCGTCTTTTCCTCAAACCAGGCATTGCCCTGAAGAAAACTTTCCTCAAGTTTGTCCAGTTCTTCCAGGTCTGTGCACTCAACCTCAATCTCGCCGTAAAACATCTCGGGCCCGTATTTGTTGTACGCGTTTTGAAGATGGGGGTTGGTATGCTTGTTTTGCCTAAGCAGGCGAAAGTGTTCCTTTATCCGTTTTCTGACGCGTTGAGATTGACCGACATAACACTGACCCGTTGCGCGGTTGACCAGTTTGTATATCCCACAAACGTCAATCTTGTATGGCATAACCTACTCCTGTTGGTGTAGTGTATGCCACAATTAAATATAAGAAAAGGGGGGTCGAAACCCCCCTTCTCAGTGCCATTTAGGCTTAGGACGCGCCGGGCGAACCGTAGATACCCAGAGGATCAGACACGCCGAACGAATAACGCTCGCGGGCCTTGTAACGGGCATTGCCGGTGTCGAAGTCGCCGTCCATCGAGGTGGACATCGGGGTACGGATGAAGTGCTTCAGACCGTTGGGCACATCCGTGGTCAGGAACCACGCATTGGTGTCGGTCAAGAAGTGGTTCACCGTGTAACCCTCAGGGATCGAACCGTTGTTCTTCAGGGCGTTGATGTCGTTGTCGGCGGTAGCCACGCGCAACTCGGTTTCGAGCAGGCGGGTTGCCACGAACATCAGTGCCGGGGGAACAATCAGTTTCCGGGGCTTGGCAGCGATCAGCAGACCGCGCTCATCCGTCCACCCGGCAATCTGAATGACGGCGTTCTCAAGAGAAGTCTCATTCAGGTCGGAGGCGACGGTCGGACGGTTGCTGTTGGTGCCACCGGAGATCAGCGGATGGGCCGTCGAGAACAGGCTCACACCGTCGCCATAAGTGACGCCGGAGTTGAAACCTTGGTTCAGGATAGCCGCAGCCTTGACCTGCTTGGTGTACGCCATAGCACGAGCCAGAGCCTTGGTATAACGAGCCGAGAGGCTGTCATACAGGTTGTCTTCCATCGCCTCTTCGGTGATGGAGAAACCCATTGCAATGGTTTCGTGGTTGTAGCGTGCAGTCCAAGCCTCTTGCGCGTTGTCATACGCAATGGCCTGACCTTCGGGCTTGACGGGCGCTGCGGAGAAACCGGCCAACTTGGTTTCTTCTTCGAACGAACGCTCAGAGGTCTCCGTTTCGTAGATCTCTTTGTGCTCTTCGCCGTAACGCTTGTACTCCATGCCAAACAGGGCGTTAAGACCCGGCAGGAGTTCCTTCAGTAGTTGGGCACGAGAAATTGCCATTTTGAGTTACTCCTTAGACGCCGGTGGCGAAGTCATACGAGTGGAAACCCGCATTCCACTTCACCAGAACCTCGGGATACCCGATGAAGGTGAGAGCGGTGCCGGAGGCCAACGTGATGTTGCTCGACACGGTAACAGCGGTGCCGTTGACGTTGGTAACCGTGATGTAGTTACCTGCCAAGGAACCCGTACCAGTCGGGGCAATCAACTGCATACCGGCCTGAAGACCAGTCACAGCAGCGGCCAAGGTCACAGCGGTGGTGGAGCCGGAGGTGCTGCCGGTGCCCGAAAGGGTCACAGCAGTCTCGGGAACCACGCCCACAACGCGGAAGGGACGAGCATTCACAACAGCCACGTTGCCGGTGCCGTTGGTAGGAGCATCACCCGACACACCCATCGCGGAGTTACCCGTGGCGGTGCTTCCGGCGGTGCCGGTCACACAGTACAGGTTGTTGCCAACGAAGTTCTGCGCGGCGTAGCCAACCGTGGTAGCGGTGTTGCTCAGGCCCGTAGAGGGCTGACCAATCATCACTGCCTTGAAGACCGCACGGTCATCATCCACGACATAGGCCACGATGTCGTTTGCCAGGGTATTAGCAGGGTAATACTGAGCAAACAACTTCTGACCCGTCGAGGGGTTGGTGTACGAACAGCCCACGAAGATACCAATCTGACCGGCAACTGCCGTCGTCGTGGTACTCGTGGTCATGGCCGTTTTCACGACCGTGCCATTCGCAGCAAGTTCAACGAGATCGCCGTTGAACAGGGCGGTGCCGTAATTCCGCTCAATCGGAATCTGGCGGATTGCGCCTGCATAAGGTAGCCCATTTAGTTCGTTGATGGGCTTGAAACCGTATGCGGCGTCAACAGAGGGGTAAGCCATGTTGGACTCCTAACAGATTAAGAACCGCGTCCGAACTTCACCTCGGAGCGCCGCTCTTTGAAAAGAGGCATCCGGGGATCATTCTCGCGCATGAAGTTGTTGTCAACCGACTGCATTTGGCTATCAGTTTGTCTCTGGTAGTACCCGTTGCGTTGGTCAACAAACTCTTTTGGGGTCTTGCAAAGGATGAGTCCACCAATCTCAATGCTGTCTGGGAACCGGGGCTTGTCCCCAGTTGCCATCATTTGGATTTCAGGATGCTCAGAAGCCTTTACGGGTTCCCAGCCCTCGCGGAGTTTTGAGGAAATGTTCATCGGATCCGGGTTGTTGAGCGTACTGACGCGAATCCATCGGAACTCGTAACCGGGCTCCGGGTTAGGACTGGGCAGCAACTCTGGCAACATCCACTGCTTCGGGCGCTCGGCCTTGGCGCGGACTTCCAGATCACGGGGTTGGCGGTTTTGTTCAGCCATTTTGTTTCCTCATTTCTTCCGCAACCGCACGGGCGTACTGTTCATTGGTCAGTCCGAGCCGCTTGGCGATGTTTACTTGGGACTTGGTCAGCACGATTTTCTTGGGCGCTGTGCTTCGGGTTGCAGGTGCCACGACTGAAGATTTCTTTACGGTCTTCTCAGAGGGGAACGCATCTGGGAAAACTTGGCGCATCCGCGTATTGATGCGCTCGTAATACTCATCACTCGTTGGACTTACCCCACTTTCCACAAGTTTTCGGTGAACCGTCAAGGCAAGCGCCGTCATCTCATCGTCAGTTCCGAACCACGGGTTGGCTTCTTGCCACGCAGAGGCTCTGGAATCAACTTGAGGGACTACTTCCCTTGCAGGTTGTGGTGCGGTTTGTACCGCAGGTTTTTCTTCCTGTAAAGGGGCAGGCTTAAAATTACTTACCCGCTCCGCCTTAATCTTGGCTGCCGTGAGTTCTTCTTGAGCCGCTACAAGTGCATCGGAATCACCTGATTCATAGGCTTCCTTGTATTTGCGCTTGGCGTCCTCCACCTCACTTGCCACCACCCGCTTGGCCTGCTCAAGCAGTGCGTTTTGGGTTTGGCCCTGGCTGTTTTGAAGTTTCTTGTTCTCTTCAATGAGTTGTTGAGCAAGACGGATAGCCTCCTCGCGCTCACGCAGGGCTGCCTCCTTTGCACGACGCTCCTCGTGGTATCCCTTGGAGAAGTGCTGAATGCGCTTCTTCACTCCATCGGAATACTGGGCAAGTTCATCGTCGGTAACCTCTGAGGGAGGTTCCTTCATGGGAGGTCTGCCCCGATCTTCCTCGGGCGTATCGTCTACAACCTCAATCTCGGATTCACCTTCGACTTCAAAATCAAAGGTATCTTCCTTCTTTTCCTCGGCTTTTTCGTCGGGGAACTTGAATTCGTCTTGGCCTGCTGTTGCCATGATGTTCCTTTACGCAATGGCTTGTTGATCAAACTTGTTACCCTTGCTCCGATTGGCGGAGATGGACAACACCTGCAAGTTGTAAGGGACATGCAATCCGCTCACCGCTTCTCCATTCAAGGGCACGATATGGTCAACCTCAAACCCCTTGAAGATACGGCAGAAGTCATACAGACCCTGTATCTCCGCAATCTCTGCCGGTGTTAGATGATCAAGCGCCTGCCGAATCTTTCCGGCCCTGCGCCTGACTCTTGCAATATCTTCTGCCCTATGGTTTGCGTACCAACTTCTTCTGTATTCAAGCCAGTGATCACGATTCCTCTCACGCCATTCTTGTGTCTTGGCGTTGTAGTGCTCTCGTTTCTTTGCTTGACAAGCCACCGATCTGGCATTGCACAGTTCCCTGTTTGCTTCGCGGTACTTGTTTACAGAAGTAGCCCTATTTGGGTTGTTTCTTTGGTACTCCAACTTGCATGGTTTGCAGTGATGCTGAAGGCCATCCTTTGTCCTACTGTTCTTGTTAAACAGTTCAACAGGCTTGGCCTGATTGCATTTTGTGCAAACCTTGATCATGCTCGCGCAATCCCCCTCGGATCCTGAACCACGCCCTCAACGCTGTCGTCATTAATCAGGCGGAACTCTCGACCATGGATCTTGATCCGGGTGCCCGTATTGGGACGCACCAGAACGAAATCCCCCACCTTGCACGACGGCCCACTGGGGAAGCGGGTTTTGTCGCCGTATGCATCCGGGCCCATCTTCATTACGAAGAGAACCGGGGACAGCACCTCTTCGAAATGCATGGTCTGTCCCGCCTTGACGATGCCGCTTTCATATTCAGCATCAATCTCTGGCAGAGCGCACAGAAGGTGGTAGGTTGCGGGTTGTGGGAGTTGTCGCGCCTTCTCCTCTGGCGTTTCCGGCAGAGTTGTAGGAACAGCATCTTCTCCTGTACTAATCAGGATTTCACTCATCTTCGTCTTGCTCCATCTTTCGCACGAGGTCGTTGATAAACATGTGTGCGGTCGAGAGACCCCGGATCTGGCCGCACATGTCGCGGTACTCTGAAAAATCTTTCGCAGTACCGTCAATCAGGGCACGGGCGATGGATTCCCTGTGCTCTTCTATCTCTTTCAAAACCACGGAAAACGCAGTGGCTGCCATTTAAACCTCACTGTTTGGGTAGGTTGGGTTTGGGACGGGGCTTCATCACCGTCTTGATCATTTCGGCGCGGAGTTTCTTGTCGTTCTGGCGGGCGACATTGGCCTGACGGGCCTGCTCTTTCTGCATCTCAACAGCGATACGCTCACGCTCCAGGTTGATCTTTTCTTGAGCGATTGCAAAGTCCCGCTGAGAGTCCTGCTCCTTGCGTTGCAGTTCTTGGGCCCGGAGTTGCAGTTCTGCCTGAGCCATCTGCAACTGGGGGTTTTGCGCCATCTGTTGGGCTTGGGCTTGCTGAGCCTTCTGTTGATTGGTCTGCAAGAGTTGCTGAGCCGCTTGAGACACCAGACGGGAGAGTTGCACCTCGGTGACTTCATCAAGTTCAGCATCGGGCGGAGTCATAGGCACGCCCATTTGCTCTTCAACCTGACGGCGGTACTCAAACGCCATGTGCTCTGAGACGTGAGCCATGATGGCCGCACCCATTTGTTGCCCCATGGGGGACTGCCCGATCATCTGGGCGATCATGGGATCCTGAAGCAGGGCCATGTGGGTGGAGATGTGGGCCCGGTGATCCTGGTAGATGAAGGCTTTTGTAGGCTTTCCGGTCAGGAACGACATGTTCTCCGAGATAGGATCACGGGGCTTCTGGTCATCCTCGGTCGGAACCAACTTCTCGGCATTCTTGATGCCCAAGACCTCCAACATCTGCCGGTGCAGTTGGGGCAGGTCATAGATCTGGGGAGCACCTTGAGCCAACTGGAGAGCGGCTTGGTACTGCATGATCCGCTGAGCCATCGTGGCCGCGTTGGGATCAGAAACCGGGATCACCTCAACGAGGTCGTAGTCCTCCTGCTTTGCAGAACGGTTTCCTCCAACTGGGATGTAGGAGTAATCCGCAGGCATGTAGTCGCGGATGATCTCCTTGAGGAGTTTAAACTCCATCTTCAGGCTTGCGTGTACACGCGCCTGCACCGCCGACATTGTTTTGAGTTGGCGTTCAAGAATAGCCAGGGTCGTGCCCACGGGAGCCTGGGCAGACATGTCGGAGAGTTTCAGATCTCCAATAGCAGCAAGGCGACGACCCTCATCGGTGATGCGCTCAAGCAAAGCCGCCAGAACCTGGGAAGGTTCCTTGTAGGGTAGCGGCATGATGTTCTCACGCAGCGCCCCAGAGGGGATGTCTACATCGCGGAACTCGCCGGGGGCGATGGGGGTGTCGTCACCCTTGACCCGGAGTCCACGGGTTTTGAGGCCGCCGGGTAGGTTGCTGAGTGTTCCGGCATCAACCAACTGTCGAATGATTGCAGTACCAGCGCGAGCATAGCCCCCAATGATATGAATGAAGCCAAGACCATAGCACCAAAGCCAGGGATATAGGTGTACTGAACGAAATGT